ATGCTGAAAATGCACAGGCTGCTAATAAATCTGGTTATAAAGGATAATGGCATTTAGTTTAAAACCTCATTCAGAAGTATTTGGGATACACGAAAAAACATCTCAATTTGGTACTCCTGTTATTTTAAAAGATGATTTGGAAGAAGGGGTTGAGGCTGAAGCTAATAGAGATGGAACAATATTTGTTAATTCTAAATTATCCGAAAAGAAAATAGAAGAAGCTGTAGCGCATGAAAAAGTACATTTAGATCAGCTAGCTTCAGGTAGATTACAATACTCTGCCGATTCTGTAACTTGGAAAAGAGATACCAAAAGCCCTGCTAGAGTATATAGTAGAGCTACAATGAATGAAGGTCATCCAGATTTTGAGTGGGAGAACGAAGCATATAAACAATCATAATTATGGCAATTACGTATAGAGGACAAGCAAGTAGGCTTAATAAAATTGAGTCTAAACAAAACGCTAGCGGTTTTCAAGAGAAATCAGATCCCGGACCAAGACAAGGTGTTGGCGGTGAAGATGTATCTTTAAAGCAAGCAAAGGCATCATTTGAAAAAAGATTTTCAAGCCCAAGTAAAAAGAAAAACTTTTACGGCGGTGAAGCTTATTTTCAAGATGGCTATGGCGGCGACTTAGCTAGTCCTGCTAAAATTAATCCTATAACCCAGAGATCAAAATCATCTCCATTTAAAATAAATGAATCATTAGTTGCTGGAGCTGCTTTGACTGGTAAAAAATTTGTTGATGCCGGCGCAGAAGTTGGTAAAGCAATGGAAGAAAATTCACCAGCAAAAGGGCCAATAGAGCCCGCTGTTGTAGATCTTAAAGAAGAAGAAAAACCAACTAATACATCGGGAGTAAGTGAAGACGAATCAACCGGAAAAGACTAAAACTAACAACTAATTATAATGGGAACAAAAGGAAAAAGAAACACGCCAATTACGGCAAGAGTAAACGCAGGTTTATTTAATCAAAAGAAAGGTATAACAGAACCTTTGTTAAACGTAGGCCCAGCTGGTGTATACGGGGACAACCAAACTAAAGATATACCATCTCCAAGTAAACTAAGAGGTTACTCAATGAAAGCTTCACCGTTTAAGCAAAAAGCTGACGAAGGTGATATAAAAGTTATTACGCCAGGTGAAGATACAACAAAAAAAGTTACAGTACCAGGCAAAGATACAAAAGTATATACTCCACCAACCAAAACGCCAGAAGGGGACGCTGCTTACGCTAAGCTGACGCAGGCTCAAAAAGATGCTCAAGACGCAAAATATAAAGAAAAAAATACAAAAATAGTTAAAGGCAAGGACGTAGAAAAAGAAGTAGTTGTTAAAGGAAAGCCAAGAGAAAGACCTGTACAAACTAGAGATGCTGAAGATACACAAACTGCTAGAGAAAGAAGCAATACTGTAAGAGGCGGCAAGCGAATGAATCGTAAAGAAAAAAATGCTGCTATTAAAGAAGCAAAAGCACAAGCTAAGATAGATAATCCAGACGATAGAAAAGCAAGAAGGAAAGCTGTTAAATCAGCTAAGAACAACGCTAAACTCACTCAAGCTAAAAAAGACAGAAAATTAGCAGCTGCTTCAGGAGCGGGTGCTCAAAGACAAGCCGAACAAAATAGATCAATATCTGCTAGAAAAACTGGTACTGTAAAAAGTAACGAAAGAAATTTAAGAGAGTCAGATATGTCAGAGTCTACTAAAAATACTTTAGTTGATAAAGATTTAGGGGTTGATACAACCACTCAAACAAAAACAAATCCAACGGATGTTTCAGGAGTAAGTCAAGATGAAATTAAAGGTCAAGCAAAGAAAACTCCAGGATTCTTTAAAACAAAGTCACCAATGAAGAAAAACTACTTTAAATAATGGCATTCAAAATGAAACCTTGTTCTCCAGCGTTAATGACGACTGAGAAATACGCAAGTCCTATTAAAAAGTCAGCGGCTTGGGAACGCAAAGAAGGAAAAAATCCTGATGGTGGTTTAAATCAAAAGGGTGTTGATTCTTACAAAAAAGAAAATCCTGGATCTAAACTGCAAACAGCAGTAACAACTAAACCTTCCAAGTTAAAGAAGGGGAGTAAAGACGCTAAAAGACGTAAATCATTTTGCGCAAGAATGGGCGGCGTAAAAGGCCCAATGAAAAAACCAAACGGTGAACCAACAAGAAAAGCTCTTGCATTAAGAAAATGGAATTGCTAAATGAAATCAAAAGGATTAGGAGACACCATAGAGAAAATAACCAAAGCAACCGGAATAAAGAAACTAGTAGATAAACTACCTGGTGATTGCGGATGCAAGAATAGAAAAGAAATGTTAAATAAAGCATTTCCTTATAAACAAAAACCAAACAATTAAATTAAATCATTATGAGTAAATTAAAAACAGTAGACGTAGATCACAAAGAAGTAAAGTCAATTTCTGAAGAACAATTAAAAGGATTACAAGAATCTGTTAACAAACAGAACCAAATCCAAATGCAAATTGGCGGAATAGAAGGCCATAAGGCTACATTAGTTACACAACTGCAAGGTGTTGCTGAAGGGTTACAAAAAATGCAAGCTGATCTTGAAAAAGAATATGGCTCTGTAAATATCGATCTTAAAACTGGTGAAATCAGTGAAGTAGATGTCCCAGCAAGTAATTAGAAAAATAAGCGTTGGGAAAGACTATAAAAATGACGCCATGCACTATGCTGTTGGACAGGAAGTGTATGGTGGTCATACTATAGCCCATATTGTAGAGGAAGAAGAAAAGTACTCTATCTACATTACTAAAAAAGATATGTTAATGCCTTGGAAAGATTTCAATAAAAACATGTCAATATCTGTTGAATATGATCTTTCATGGTAAATGCACAGTGTATTCAATTACCTAGTTGAGCCAAAGGGCAGTAGGTCAACTGGAAAAAAAGATATAGAAGGACAAGAACTATTATTAAATACAGATTTACAAAATCACGAATACGTAAATAGAATAGGTAAAGTGTTAAGTTTGCCGTTGGCTAATAAGTATAAGGAACTTAAAGAAGGTTATGAAGTTATCGTACATCATAACATATTTAGAAGATTTAGAGATGTTAGGGGTAAAGAAAAAAATAGTAAAAACTATTTAAGTGAAAATGTATATTTAGTTCAACCAGATCAAGTATATGCTTATAAAAAAGATAACGAATGGAAAGCTTTAGAAGGTTTTGTTTTTGTTATGCCAATTAAAGAAACTAAAACGTTTTCTTTAGATGCTGAAAAGCCATTAAAGGGTATAGTAAAATACTCCAACGGTGAATTTGAAAAAGAGCAATTGATAGGGTTTAGACCGAATTCAGAATATGAATTTATAATAGAAGGGCAGAGGTTATACCGAGTACCCACCAATTCAATTACAATCAAATATGAACATCAAGGAAACGAANAAGAGTATAATCCAGGCTGGGCACAGGGCAGTTGAGGAGCTTATAAAAGTTGCTAAAGAAGCTATTGTAGATTCAGATGATGATATATCAGCCGATAGACTTAAGAATGCAGCAGCCACAAAAAAGCTAGCAATTTTTGATGCTTTTGAAATACTTAACCGCATTGAGGAAGAAGAAAGAATATTAGATAACAAACCAAAAAAAGAAATTGAAATATCTTCATTTGGTGGTTTTGCTGAAAATAGGTCTAAGTAATGTACGAGCAAACGCTATATAAAATTATACAGCCTATAAAGCTTACGACAATATCTAGACTTAATAAAGGGAAAAAGTGGGAATACGGTTATAGCAAAGAGCACGATGTAGTTGTTATTAGTAAGACTGGTCAAATAGGTGAAATATACGAGATACAAAATCTTAAAATAGCTTTACCAAAATCACCAGGAAAACTTAGCAAAGCTACAGATAAATGGACGCCTGAAGAATATCCTAAACAATTAAAAAGTATTAAAAGTATTTTTGATTGGAGAGAATATCCAGAAGGATTTAAACAAACTTGGGGGAAATATATAGATGAAAATTTCAATAAAAGAGAATACGGTCACTGGTTCAATAATAAGGGTGTGGATACTTACATTACTGGTACTCACTTTATGTACCTGCAGTGGTCCAAGATTGATGTTGGGCAACCAGACTTTAGGGAGTCAAACAGATTATTCTACATATTCTGGGAAGCTTGCAAAGCAGACAAAAGATGCTACGGTATGTCTTACCTCAAGAATAGACGTAGTGGATTCTCATTCATGGCTTCTGGAGAAACAGTTAACATGGCCACAATATCAAGTGACTCAAGATTTGGTATATTATCCAAGTCTGGTTCTGATGCAAAGAAAATGTTTACCGACAAAGTCGTACCCATTAGTGTTAACTTCCCGTTTTTCTTTAAACCAATACAAGACGGTATGGACAGACCCAAAACTGAACTTGCCTACCGTGTACCCGCTTCTAAATTTACACGTAGAAAACTTGACAGCAATGAGGGAAGAGAAATACTCGCTGGCTTGGACACAACAATTGATTGGAAAAACACAGGAGACAATGCTTACGATGGGGAGAAACTAAAACTTCTTGTACATGATGAAAGTGGAAAATGGGAAAGACCAAATAACATCCTCAATAATTGGAGGGTTACTAAAACAACATTAAGGTTAGGATCCAGAATTATTGGAAAGTGCATGATGGGATCAACATCAAATGCTTTAGATAAAGGAGGGGAAAACTTTAAGAAACTATACAACAGCTCTGATGTTACAAAAAGAAACGCCAATGGACAGACTCGCTCAGGACTCTATTCTTTGTTCATACCTATGGAATGGAACTACGAGGGATTCATTGATTCTTATGGCTTACCTGTATTCAACACACCAAAATCAGAAACTGTTGGCCCTCAGGGGGATCAAATAGATGTAGGTGTAATAGAGCATTGGAATAATGAAGTTGAGGGATTAAAAGGAGATCAAGATGCTTTAAATGAATTTTACAGACAATTCCCAAGAACGGAAGAGCACGCGTTTAGAGACGAAACAAAAAATAGTATATTTAATTTAGCAAAAATATACGAACAAATAGATTACAACGAAGACTTAGGCAATAGCAATGTTTTAACAAGAGGTAGCTTCCAATGGGAACATGGGGTAAAAGATTCTAAAGTAATGTTTTCACCAAATCCAAATGGAAGATTTCTTATAAGCTGGATACCTGGTTACAATATACAAAATAGGCAAATATCTAAAAATGGTATTAGATGGCCCGGTAATGAGCACATGGGCGCATTCGGTTGTGATAGTTATGATATATCAGGAACAACAGATGGAAGAGGATCTAAAGGAGCTTTACACGGTTTAACTAAGTTTAGCATGGAAGATGCTCCGCCAAGTACTTTTTTTCTTGAATATATTGCAAGACCACAAACAGCAGAAATGTTTTTTGAGGACGTATTAATGGCTTGTGTATTCTATGGCATGCCTTTACTTTGTGAAAATAATAAACCTAGGCTTTTATATTATTTTAAAAGAAGAGGTTACAGGGGATATTCAATGAATAGACCAGATAAATTATGGAACAAGTTATCCGTAACTGAAAGAGAAATAGGTGGAATACCTAATTCAAGTGAAGATATAAAACAAGCTCACGCAGCTGCTATTGAAATGTATATAGATAAGCACGTAGGTTTAAATGACCAAAACGAATACGGAACAATGTACTTTAACGAAACGTTACAAGACTGGTCTAAATTCGATATAAATAATAGAACAAAATTTGATGCCGCTATTAGCTCTGGGCTCGCTATTATGGCTTGTCATAAAGATTTGTACAGACCAAACAATAAAATGCAAAGAGCACCAATTAATATAAGATTTGCTAAATATCAAATCGAGGGATCATCATCAAAAATAATAAAATAGTAATATGGCAGGAGTAGTAAATAGTTTTTTCCCAAGTCAAGTTGCAAGTGATGCAGAGAAAATGTCACAAGACTACGGACTCCAAGTTGGAAGAGCGATTCAAAATGAGTGGTTCTCGAACAACTCTGGTGTTACAAGATTTAGGAGTAATCAAAATACGTTCCATAGCTTAAGGCTATATGCAAGGGGAGAACAGCCTATACAAAAGTATAAAGACGAAATGTCTATAAATGGTGATTTGTCTTATTTGAATTTAGACTGGAAGCCAGTGCCGATATTATCTAAATTTGTTGATATAGTAGTTAATGGAATAGCAGACAGATCATTTGATTTAACAGCTTATTCACAAGATCCATACGGAGTTAGTAAAAGAACTAAATATATGGAATCTATTATTAGAGACTTGCAAACGGAAGAGTTAAATGTATTCGCTCAAGAAAACTTTGGTATTAATTTATTTGAAAACAACCCAGATAGATTACCAGATTCAGAGGAGGAATTAGATTTACACATGCAACTAAGCTATAAGCAAGGAATTGAAATAGCAGAAGAAGAAGCTTTGAGTGTTATGTTTGATGAAAACAGATATGACTTAACAAAGAAAAGATATTATTACGATCTTACAACGCTTGGAATAGGTGCTGTTAAGAATAATTTTACAGAATCAGAAGGTGTTACCGTAGAATACGTTGACCCAGCTTATTTAATTTATTCTTACACAGAGGACCCGTATTTTCAAGATATATATTATGCAGGGGAAGTTAAATTCGTGCCCTTAAACGAGCTTAAAAAGCAGTTTCCGAACCTAACCGAAGAGCAGATGGAGCAAATCCAGCAGCAAGGATCTCAAAATTACGGTGTTTGGAATAATAATATAAGCAATACAAACAATAATAATAGGGATCAAAATATAGTACAAGTACTTTACTTTAATTATAAAACTTACATGAACGAAGTTTATAAAGTAAAAGAAACTGCTACTGGAGCATCCAAGATAATTGTAGAGACGATCAGTTCAATCCACCGATTGAAATGTACGAAGAGCAATTTGGCAAAATGTCAAGATCGTTAGAAGTATTATACGAAGGTGTTATGATATTAGGAACAGATATTGTTCTTAAATGGGAGATGGCTAAAAATATGATGAGACCTAAAAGCGATAGCACTAAGGTTAAAATGAATTACGCCATTACAGCACCAAGAATGTACCAAGGTAAAATTGAATCAATAGTAAGTCGTTGTACTGCTTTTGCGGATATGATACAATTAACGCATTTAAAGCTACAGCAAGTATTACAAAGAATGATACCGGATGGTGTTTATTTAGATGCTGATGGTATTAATGAAGTTGATTTAGGTAACGGCACAAACTATAATCCTCAGGAAGCATTAAATATGTTTTTCCAAACAGGTTCTATTATAGGTAGATCGTTTACACAAGAAGGTGATATGAATCCTGGCAAAGTGCCAATTCAAGAAGTTCAAACAGGAAGTGGTGGTCAAAAGCTACAAACATTAATATCAACTTACAATTATTATCTACAAATGATAAGAGATGTAACCGGTCTTAATGAAGCAAGAGACGGAAGTACTCCAGATGCAAGAGCTTTGGTTGGTGTACAAAAAATGGCAGCGGCTAATTCAAACACAGCAACAAGACATATATTAGATGCAGGACTTTATTTAACTAGAGAAACTGCAGAATGTTTATCTCTTAGAATATCAGATATACTGGAATATCATCCAGCTAAAGAATCTTTTATACAAAAGATAGGTGGATTTAATGTAGCCACTTTAGACGAGATGAAAGATCTTCATTTGCATGACTTTGGTATATTCTTAGAATTAACCCCTGATGATGAAGAAAAACAACTTTTAGAAAACAATGTTCAACAGGCTTTAAGTGCTGGATTAATTGATTTATCCGATGCAATCGATATAAGAGAAGTTAAAAATCTTAAACTAGCTAATCAATTGTTAAAAGTTAGACAAAAGAAACGTCAAGAAAGATTACAACAAGAGCAACAAGCAAACATACAAGCTCAAGCTCAAGCTAATGCTCAAGCACAGCAAGTGGCAGCACAAGCTGAAGTTCAAAAAGATCAAGCTTTATTCCAAACTAAATCTCAATTAGAACAACTTAAAGGTCAAATTGAGCAGCAAAGAATTAGCGTAGAGGTTGGAGCTAAGAAAGAATTAATGGCTTTAGAATTCCAGTACAACATGCAGCTAAAGGGTATTGAGGTAGATAATGCTAAAGCTAAAGAAAAAGAAATAGAAGATCGTAAAGATCAACGTACAAGAATACAAGGTACACAGCAGAGTGAAATGATCTCTCAAAGAAAAAATGATACACCCCCTACTAATTTTGAATCCGGAGGAAACGATACAATGGGCGGTGGATTTGGCTTAGGTGCGTTTGATCCTAGGTAATAATAATAATAACAATCATATAATATTTTATCATGTCAGAAATTAAAACAGAAGGTAGCTTTAAAATTAAAGCACCACAAAAAAAAGAACCAGTAGCAGAACAAAAAGTAGAAGCTCCTGTAAAAAAAGCGGTTGAAGAAAAAGCCGAGCCTAAAAAAGATATTAATCCGGTAGCTTCAATAAATGAAGAAAGCGGTAATATTAAATTAGATTTAAACAAAATTAATAATCCACAAGAAGATGCCAATAAAGAGCAAGAAACAGCAGACGTGGTTGCAGATCAACAAACCGAACCTGTACAAGAAGTGGAAAAAGAAATACCACAACAACCAGAGCCCGTTCAAGCTGAAGAATCCGTTCTCGAAGAAATAACCGAAGAAGAGGTTGTAGAAAAAACAGAAGAATTAAAACAAGAAGTTGAACAAGCTGTACAGCAATCGCAGGACACAGCAGAGCCTTTACCAGAAAACATACAAAAGGTTGTGGAGTTTATGCAAGAAACAGGTGGTAGTCTAGAGGATTATGTTAAACTTAATCAAGATTATACTCAATTAAACGATAACCAATTATTAAGAGAATATTACGAAAACACAAGACCACATTTAGAAAAAGAAGATATTGACTTTCTTATGGAAGATAAGTTTTCTTTTGATGAAGACGTTGATGACGAAAGAGATGTAAGACGTAAAAAAATATCACAAAGAGAAGAATTAGCTAAGGCTAAAAATCATTTAGATGGATTAAAATCTAAATACTATAAAGAAATAAAAGCAGGTTCTAAATTAGCACCTGAACAACAAAAAGCGGTAGAATTTTTCAATCGCTATACAAAAGAAAATGAACAGGCAACTCAAATAGCTGAGAGGCAAACAGAAGTGTTTTTAAATAAAACGAACAATGTTTTCGGTGATGATTTCAAAGGTTTTGATTATCAAGTCGGGGATAAAAAATATCGTTTTAAAGTTAAAGATGCTAACTCTATTAAAGAAAACCAAAGCGACATTAACAATTTTGTCAAGAAGTTCTTGAATGAAAAAAATGAAATGTCAGATGCTAAAGGTTATCACAAGGGTTATTCACAGCTATGAATGCAGACTCAATTGCAAATCATTTTTATGAGCAAGGTAAAGCCGATGCTATGAAAACAAGTATGGAGAAAAGCAAAAATGTCCAGATGGGAGCGAGAGGCGTTCATCAGGAAGTGAAATCTTCTAATGGGTTTACAGTTAGATCAGTCGATTCAGGAGCTGCCGATTCAAAATTACGAATTAAAACATTTAAACACATTTAAAATAATTTATTATGGCATTTGAAGTAGCGCCAGCAACGTTGGCAAATTTAAACCACCTTACACCGAGACCAGTTAAGGGACTGTTTGGAGATAACTATTTATCTTTAGCAGATATGACCTGGACTCAACAATTTTTACCCGAAGTTTATGAGAAAGAAGTAGAGAGATACGGTAACCGTACTATCACTGGTTTCTTAAGAATGGTTGGAGCAGAGATGCCTATGGCATCAGATCAAGTAGTTTGGTCAGAACAAGGAAGATTACATATTGCTTACAATGATGTATTATCTAATAACGTAGCGGCTGGTATGGGAGCAGCAGGGACACAAACGATTAGCGTTCCTTCTACAGTTGCAAAACCTTCACTATTAGGACCAGGTATGACAGTAGTTATATCATTAAAAGCAGGTGGTAATGTAGTGAACAAAGCATTCATTAAATCTGCTAATGCAGCAGGTATTGTGGGTGGTTACCAAGAATACAACATTGAAGTATATGATAATGCTAATAACAATCTTACAGCGGCTTTAAACAACGCAGCAGCAGGAGCACCTTTAGCTTTATTCGTATTCGGTTCTGAATATGGAAAAGGATCAGAATTAGCTGGTAATTCAGTTGACGCATCTTTTACAACTTTCAGTAACAAACCAATCATCTTAAGAGACAAGTATGAGGTTAACGGTTCAGACGTTGCTCAAATAGGATGGGTTGAAGTTACTACTGAAATAGGAACTGGTGGATACTTATGGTACTTAAAATC